TAACCTGATGTGATCGAACGGATCAGTCTTCAGAAGCTCGCGCCTTACGGCAATCGATGTGAAGATTTTCACAATACGCATTGCTTTGTTGGTAGTGGTGATGTTGTTCCCCTTTTTGCGGCAGAAGATTTGAAACTGCGAGATGGTTTCGGGAGTGATATCAGAGAACATCAACTGAGGTTTAAACTCGCGAAGTTTGGCCAGCGTTGATTTGTACTTTGCATAAGTACCATCGGCCACCTCATGCCGCCTTAGATCCATTTCGCGGCCAATCCACTTTAGAAAATCTTCATCGGCATGGTTGCCGTATTCCTGCCTCAACAGATCAGGGGTGAGATCCTTTTGCATGAGCATGTACCGCTTCCTGACCTCGAAGATGTTTGCCTTGACCTGCTCCAACATCATGTTCAGCTCATCGGCATTGGGGTGGAACTCTTTTACCTGCTCATGCCGGTTATCCCAGAAGATTGGTTCAAGGGTTATATCGACCGGAAGCTTCACCGTTACACCTTTAACCTGGACCTGCGCGTAAAGGCTGCAGGTTCCATCTTTGCGCACATAATCGCTTTTCATTCTGATTCTTACCTTGCTCATAGTACCTGGGAATTTTCTGGGAAGTGGGAAAAATGCCCTAAACTGCCCATTTTGTTTGTTATTTTGTTGATTATCAAATACATATTTTACCAAACAAAAAGAGGGACACCCCTACTGTAAAAGTAGTGGTATCCCTCTGATTTTCTGGAATTTAACTCTTCCTGTTTGAGAACTTTGTGGTCCCACCTGAACCAGAACATACGTTTCTTGTAACCTTTTGTTGACATAGGTTGTAGCCATTTTCTCGTTTTTTATTGGGAAGATTCCGGGAAGATTTACCTCTCCACCTACACGATTGGGGAAGGTTCAGCATCGGGAATCTTACTGATGAGTTGCTTGATCATTTCGTGCAGATCCTGTATCTGCCTGTCTTTTTCGCGCATTGGGTTATAGCCGTTGAAATCTATATCATTCTCGGCAAACCTCAGCTCCTTACCCTCTATTATTTCACCAGTGAGGAGCCATCGGATATCGGCCTTTGGCATTGCCTTGGCTATGGCCATAATGTTTGGCAAACTGACAGTTTTTTCACCATTCAGCAGTTTACTCACATACTGCTTTGATACTCCCAGGTGGTTGGCAAGGTCACTTCCAAGCATTTTTTGCTCGTGGAGCAGATCTCTAAGGCGTTCACCTATAGTCTTTTCCATAACGTAATACATTTTTTTTAAAAATAATCTCAAAAAAGGTTGACAAAGTCAACCAAATAGGTTTACTTTGTCACCCTAAGTTCTGTCACTTGGTGCAACAAAGATACAACAAATAGAACCCTTTGTAAATAGCTTATTTGCACCATTTTAAATCATTGTTTGCAACAGTTATACAACTATGTATATAACATCAACAAAGAAACTAAGGCGAAGATTGAAGAGGATTCCGGGTTATGCCCTGATTGTGGCCCGGAGAAGTGGGGTGAGCACCATGACGGTTTACCGGGTGCTCAGAGGCCAAAGTTCATTCAGCACCATCAAGGTGTTGGAAGCTTCCTCGGATCTGGTGAGGGAGTACCAAAACAAGCTCAACTCCATAACCCAAAACAACAACCATGAACAAAATTGAATTTTTCGCCACCAAAGGGGATGTATATATGGTATGTCCCGAGGGAGATGTTAAGAACTTCTCCCAGTTCCCAATTAAGGTACTTGATCGGCTTCGTGCAGAGATCGAAAGAGATCCTCAACTCGAGCAAGCCCTCGAAAAGATCGCCGGTACCGGTGTGAACGCCATCAGGCAGTTCATCCGCTGCCGGTTCGGTGCTTTTAACAACCAGGGTGATCTGGTTGATGATAAGCTTACCAGTGAATATGTAGATTGCGAGAAGCGCGGCAACTGCCCGCATGAGGGTGTGATTTGCCGCAGCGAGCTTACCACCCGCGAGCTCGAGGTAACCAGACTGATAGCCTCAGATCTGGCAGACAAACAGATTGCCGCAAGGCTTTTTATCAGTCCGCATACTGTAGCCAGGCACCGAGCAAACATAGAAGAAAAGATCGGGTGTGCCAGTAAGGGTGGCATAGTGCGCTTTGGATGCCTTAACCAACTGAACTACTAGGCATGAAGGCAAAAGGAATCATAATCCGGGGCAGTGTGGTGGTATTGGTTTGTGCCATATTGGTAGGTGTGGCCGTGGTTGAGCCCCGGATTTTGATTTTGTATGCTGGTATTGTGATAGTTGTAGGCTTCTTTTTTTGGTTGACAAATAAATTTTCTCGGGAATTATGAAAAAAAGCTTGACAATTCTTGTAATCTGTTGTATGTTTGCTCCCGCTATACATACTCAAGGGCGAGTACCAGCTCGCCAAACTACAGCGGGCTTTTTTTATGCTCCTGTAAAAGGATATGGTTCAGTACCCCCGTGTGTGGCCGTAATAGCCCCACTGCCCTTGAGGTGTATAGCAACGGGAAAGGCTGAACCGTTTTTTATTTCAGCCAACAAACAATGGTGTTCTGTAATGCTATACACAGAAAACACTTGTTTGCAGAGGAACAATAGTACTCTGCCGGCAACGACCACAGCCAGCGAAATGGCTGCCCCCCTAACCCACGTACAAACCCTCGATGATTTCACCGGCATTATGCAGGTGCAAGGTTGTACGCATGTAAAAATCCACTTCAAAGCCCGCAAGGTAACCATCGGCTTCCGCAGAGACGGCCGTGGCTATGGCGTGCGCGGCAATTCCCTCACAGAAGCCTTTATGGCTGTGGTGCACATGATCAGTAATCCTTTAACCGCTTAAACCATGGAAGTAGTACAATTTATTTACAACGAAAGAACCATAGACTTCGAACCCTCAGGGAAAGATAACGTGATGGTAAACGCCACCCAAATGGCGAAGGTGTTTGGGAAACATGTTAAACATTTTAATGAAAATGAAGACACCGAAAACTTCATTAATGCATGCTTAAAAAGTCGGAATTCCGACTTTTTAGGAATCAAAACGCGTGATGATTTGATCATTTCAAAGCAAAAATCTGGCACCTGGATGCACCGAATTCTAGCTTTGAAATTTGCGGCATGGCTTGATCCAGATTTTGAGGTTTGGGTATTCTCAACCATCGACAAGATCATCCTTGGCCATTATTACGAGCAGAAGGAAGCCACTATTGAAAAGCTCACCTACCAGGAAGAGATGAAGCAATTGCGTGATGAGATCCTTGCTGAATCGCCAAAGTTCGCCTTGTACCTTGAAAAGGAGAAAAGAATCAGTGCTGCTGAACTGAAACGAATGAAAGCCACACGTGCGGCCACCAATCAGTTAAAACTTCAACTCTATCCTTAGACTTAATCAGTGTCATTTAGTATCAATCATCAATTTACATATCATGTCAGATTTAATCAATGTCGAAAACGAAATCAGACGATTGCACAAACTAAGAATGTTGCAACTAAAGATTTCTGATGAAATATCCAGAATGGAGCAGCCGCTTATTGGTATGCTGGACGCCAACGGTAAAAAGTTGGTTAAGCATGGAAAAGTAGCGGTAGAAATACAGTTGTTGGAAGACAAAATCAACGAGAGAGAACAGAAAATGAAAGAAGTTCTTGATAGAGTTGATTTGATTCTCGATGAATATGATGCGCTCCTTTCTGATGATGAATTATTCTTTGACTTAGAGGAGGAATAAACTATGAACGCTTTCAGAACACGTGGCAGGAGCTGGCTGGAAGGGGTGTTACGGCAACGTGCGCACCTCGACAGAGCAGGATTAAGCCAGGGCGATATAGCTCATCGCCGTGAAAACTGGCAGCGAATCAGGGTCAACCTGGATGCCAACTCATTACCCTCTGATGAGTTGATGGCCCGATTCATCCTCAGGTACGAAGCGGAGATTGCCAGTCTCCTGCCCGGTTCGGGAAGCAAAACACACAGGGCCGCATGGCTCAAATTTTTATCAATCACTCAAGAAGCAAAACAGATATGGAAGAACAAGCCCATTATGGCCGCAAGACTGGCATGACCAGCCGGCCAAGTGCCGAAGAACTGGCACAAGCCATTACCCGAATCCGTGAGATTGGGGTGACCACCAAACAGAACCTTTTCCTTGATGAAGACCGCACCGGTGTGGCCATCGATGCACAGAACCAGGCACTGCTGGAAACTGCAGTGGAGCAGATGGTGAAAATCACCGACCTGTATTTCACGTGAGCTTCCTTGATCTGATGGAAGCCTGGCCACGGGAAGCCATAACCGACGATTCCCCCGAGGCCTCAGAGACCAGGTGCCCGGCCTGTTATAAAAAGCGGTTCCAGTGTGGCCGGTGTGGGTACCAAGACCAAGTAATCAATACAAAACAACAGTTAATACATCATCTGGGGATGAAACGAAACAAACACTTCATATTGGTTGAGCACCAGAATAAGGATATGTTCAAGTTTGCACAGGCAATCATTGAGCAGGAGAATGGTTCATTGCAATTCACACATATTGGTGCTAAAGGCTTTCTGCATGACACCAATATTGAATCGGTGGAGTGGACCTTCTCAAACAAGTGGATTATGGTAAGTCACTGCACCATCGATGATATTCTAAAGATCAGTCAGATATCGAAGGCCTATAAAACCGGGCATACCATCATATTCATGACCAGTGAACGGCCAACCGAAGAGATGCATAACAACTACCGGGTGCTGATCGCCGATGGAACGAAAACCAACACCAGCGCCAAAAACGAAGAAAAATGAAAAAAAGCTTGACTTTCATTTTTATCTGTTGTATGTTTGCTCCCGCATTCCATACACAAGGGCGAGTACCAGCTCGCCAAACTACAGCGGGCTATTTTTATGCTCCTGTAAAAGGATATGGTTCAGTACCCCCGTGTGGAGGCTTAATGGCCCCACTGCCCTTGTGGTGGAATGCAACGGGAAAGGCTGAACCGTTTTTTATTTCAGCCAACAAACAATGGTATTCTGTAATGCATTCCACAGAAAACACTTGTTTACAGAGGAATAATAGTACTCTGTTGGCAACGACCACAGCCAGCGAAATGGCTGCCCCCCTCAACCAGTTACAAACCCTCGATGATTTTACCGGCATTATGCAGGTGAAAGGTTGTACACAGGTAAAAATCCACTTCAAAGCCCGCAAAGTAACCATCGGCTTCCGCAAAGAAGGCCGTGGCTATGGCGTGCGCGGCAATTCCCTCACAGAAGCCTTTCAGGCTGTGGTACACATGATCACAAACCCATTAACCGCTTAAATCATGGAAGTAGTACAATTTATTTACAACGAGAAAACCATCGACTTTGAACCCGCAGGGAAAGATAACGTGATGGTAAACGCCACCCAAATGGCGAAGGTATTTGGGAAAAGAGTAGATCATTTCTTGAGATCTGACCATGCAAATGAGTTTATAAATGTTCTTTTAATCACCCCATATGGGGGGAATAAAGCTGCATTTACCAGGGATGAAATTGTATTCTCGAACAAAAAAGGTGGCACCTGGATGCATCGACTCTTGGCACTAAAATTTGCAGCTTGGTTGGATCCCGCATTTGAGCTTTGGGTATTTGCTACCATTGACAAGATCATCTTGGGGCATTACAAAGAAGTACGCTCTGCTAATGAAGAGGAAGCACAAAAAGAACATCGATACAAGATGTTGAAGCGTGCGCACCTTGAAAAACACCCTGACTACGAGGAAGTTTTACAGGCAGAAGCGGAGCTGAGTGTTGCCAGCAGGAAAAGGATGAAGGCTGTAAGAGTTGATCGCATGCAGACAAAGCTTGATTTGTTTCCCAATTCTGTAAAATAGCTCAACTTAATGAACCAACCCGCAAACACTAAAACACTGGACGTTATAGCTTCCCCCATTTGGGGGAAGCTTGCTCTGGCTACCAGTAAAGTCAGGAAAACCTGTACACACTTAGGGTGTTCAGATAACAAGTGCCGTGTTTTGTCTCCATTATTTACACCGTATGGTGTAAATAAAACTGCCATGAGCGGAGCTGAATTTCCTCCATATGGGGGAAATTCAACCGCCACCCTGAGCGTGGCAGTTGAGGTGATCATCACCTCAACTGGGGTGCTGGGCACCGCAGTTGAATCAAAAAACCCATATGTGGGTTTCTTGAACAGTGTTCAGAAACAAGTTGAAGTAAAAAGTGAGAATTCTCACTTTCTGTGGACAAAAAAGTCCACAGATTTTGGAAAAAATTCAACTCTGTTGATAAAAAAGCGGGGATTCCCGTTTTTTGAACACTGTTCATCAAACGATAAACCGTACAGATTTTGTAAAACAATCCCCTATGGTGACAAACTGTATGGGAAAAACCATACAGAATTGCCAAAACTGAACAAACTGGTGCGAAAAAACACACCAGTTTTTCAAGAATCTAGTAATTCAACCGCCGCCCTCAGCACGGCGGTTGATACCACCTTGCCAACCATTAAGTTCAGCTTGATGGTTGATCACACCTATTCAGTTGCCACGCTCAGGGAGGCAACTGAATGTAGTAGCAGCCACAGTGGTAGAATTACCCAGCCTAAAACGATTTAGTAATAATGATTACCCAAACAAGCATAGAAAAGGTACTGAGTGCTGCCAACATTGTTGATGTGATTGGTAGCGAGGTTCCCCTGAAAAAGAGCGGGGTTAACCACAAAGGTTGCTGCCCGTTCCATAACGAGAAAACCCCCAGCTTCACGGTGAATGAGGTGAAGCAGATTTTTAAATGCTTCGGGTGTGGCGAGGGCGGCAATGTGGTGGCGTACCTGATGAAGAAAAACCGGATGACGTTTCCGGAAGCGATAACAGAACTGGGCAAGCGGTATGGTGTTGAAGTGGAGCGCGAGAAGGAAGATGACGAGACCAGGGCGAAGCGCGCCACCGAAGAGAGCAGGAAAGAGGCCATTTTGTACATCAACGAGATGGCCGCCCGGTTCTTTGCCAGCCAGTTGCCGGCAGCAAGCGAGGCGATGGAGTACCTGCAGGGCAGGTTACATGATGATGACATTGCTGCCTGGCACCTGGGCTGGGCTCCGGATGGCTGGGATAACCTGCTGAACCACCTAAAGGAGAAAGGTGTAAAAGAGGAAGCGTTTCTGGCATCGGGCCTGATACGTGAAAGTGAAAAGACAGGCAAACTCTATGACTTCTTCCGGAACCGGGTGATGTTCCCGATACACAACCTTGCCGGCCGTGTGATCGGTTTTGCCGGAAGAATCATTGAATCGGGGAGCAAGGAGCCCAAGTACATCAACTCACCGGAAACACTGGTGTATAATAAAAGCTCGGTGCTTTACGGCATTCAGCATGCCTACAATTCCCTCAGATCTGCAGATCGGTGCTTTCTGATAGAAGGCTACACCGATTTGATTGCCATGCACCGTGGAGACATCACCAACACCCTGGCTGCCTGCGGAACCAGCGTAACCGATGAACACCTGAGGCTGATAGGCCGATTCACAAAGCACATCCATCTGGTGGGCGATGGCGACAAAGCCGGCCAGAAAAGCATGGCACGTACCGGTGAACTTGCCATAAAGCACGGTATGAGTGTGCACAGTACAGTGTTGCCTCAGGGGCAGGATCCGTATGATATCATAAAACATTACCATGAGTGATACAATAATACTAAAAGGCTACACCACCGCCCGGGAGTACTTCGAGGCCAACGCCATGGACTACGTGTACTGGCGTGCCAAGATGGAACTGGAAGCTGCCGGAAACGACCCGGCACGCAAAGCCGAGGCGTTCAGGGTTGTGGCCGAACTGATCAGCACCATTCCCGATGGCATCCGCCGGAGCTACTACATGGATGGTCTGAGGAAGAAATTTGCAGTGACAAAAAAGCAGTTCGCCGATAAGGTGATGGAGATGATTGTAGATGGTAACGATAGCCCCATCGATACCACAGAGGTAAAGATCCCCGATGGCGTAGATGCCGAAGAAGCTTACCGTGCCGGGTTCTATGAAATGCATAACTCATATCACTTCATCAACAATCAAGGCACCTTCGAGGGTTCCAACTTCATCATCAAGCCACTATTTCATATTTATAGTAAGAGCGATAACAAACGCCTTATTGAGATTGTGAACAGGTTTGGCCGCAAGCGCGTGGTGGATGTGCCTACCAAAAGCTTTGTGAGCGTTGAGCAGTTCCAGGCCATTGCCGCCGGCGAAGGCAACTACCTGTTTTATGGCAACAAAGCGCAATTTTTTAAGGTGCTTACTAAGGTGATGGAAGAGATGCCCATTTGTGAGGAGCTAAAAACCCTGGGCTGGCAACGTGAAGGTTTCCTTGCATTCGCAAATGGAGCTTTCTCGGGTGAAACCTACACCGAGGTGGATGAAATGGGGATGATGGAGCACGACGGCAAGAAATACTTCTCGCCGGCCTACTCAATGGTATATAAAGATGTACGTGAAGATGATGATGAGTATGAAGGTGACCGTTTTTTCATTTACCAGAAAAGCGAACTCAGCTTTACCGAGTGGGCAAAACTGATGGATAAGGTATATAGCCTGCACCAAAACGGACGTATAGCTGTGGCGTTTCTTATTGCATGTTGTTTCCGGGATCTGATTTATAGCAAGTACAAAGTGTTTCCACACCTGTTTCTGTTCGGAGAGAAGCAATCGGGTAAAAGCCAGTTGGGCTGGTCGTTATCGAACTTTTTCTTCAACAACATGCCCCCGTTCAACTTGAACTCAGGAACCTTCGTGGGGTTTAGTCGCAAGCTTGCACGGTTCCGGAACACCATCAGTTGGTTCGACGAATATTCCAATGAGATTGAAGAGCGACGGTTGCAGCAGCTTAAAAGCGCCTATGATGGTGTTGGTCACGAGAAAGGGAAGATGACCACCGATAACCGCACCACCACCACCCCGGTGAACGCCGGCTGTGTGATCAGCGGTCAGTACTTGCCAACCCGTGACGATAATGCGCTCTTTACAAGGAGTATATTGTTGGATTTTGAACAACAGGATTTTACGCAAGAGCAGATTGATGCATACAACCAATTAAAGAAGTTTGAGGTTGATGGTATGAGTAGCCTTCTTTGTGAAGTTCTACAACATCGTAAGTTGATTGAGAAGACATACATGATGGAGTTCGAAAAGGTGTACAATGAGCTCAAATATCATCCAGATATTACAGATGCCGGCATTGAAGAGCGCCTGATCAGAAATTTCGCCACAATACTTACCCCTATAAAAATTCTCACTGCTACCGATATATCACTGCCTTTTACATACAATGACCTACTGCTACAGTCTGTTACAAAGCTTCCGGAATTAAGTAGAATGATAAGCACATCTGAGTCGCTCGCAGTGTTCTGGGATATGGTTATGTACTTATTAGATAACCACTTAATAAGTGCAGGAATTGATTTTAAAATTGAAACAAGGTTTCAAGGACATCAACAAGCTATTATTCAATCGTTTTCTCAAGGTCGTGCAAATAAGGATGTTATAGAGTTTAAGCGGGACACTGAAGTTTTGTACATCAATTTGAGCAGAATTTTGCCTCTTTACCTTGAGCACCATCGCAAACAGCATGGTACTAAAGGACTTGACAAGAATTCACTGATATACTACCTCAAATCAAGCAAAGCCTTTTTAGGTCATGCCCATCCCATACGATTCGAAAACACTATTACAAGCGCCTACTTATTCAACCACTCACAGCTACAGAGCACCGGTGTGAATTTGGAACGCATGCATGGTATGGTAAAAAATGATGATTCTGTATTTCAGGAAGATAACAAAACCCCATTCTAACAACAAATAAATGTGTAAAAACTTTTCAGCAATGATAAAAACCACTGCTACACTGCTACAAAGGTTACTAAGAGTATATATAATTCTATTAATCAATATATTATACTGTAGCAGTGAAGAAAAAAACTGTAGCAGTGTGTGTCAGCGTGTAGCAGTGTAGCAGTGAAAAATCAGAAATGTCTATTGGGAAATTCAAATTTTCAAAAAAAAACAGAAATCAATGAAGCTTTACAGAGGAGACTGGAACAACGAATTTAAAGTAAAGGAGTGGATAAGAAGCCGTTACGGGTTTCAAGCCTTGTTTTTCACTACAGACCTGGCACTGGCACGTTTGTATGCCATACACGCAGCCCAGGAGCGAAAGATGCCCGGTGCCGGTGCTGTTTACGAAACCGAGGTGAACGACCTTTGGGTTTATCAGTACGACTTCGGTGGTAAAAGCACCTATCATGGTCCTGAGTTCAGGAATATGATACACACATTCAAGCAATTCAATCACAAGGCCGTACAGATCAACAATGTGATCGATTACCCCACAAAATCAATGATGAGACTGGATTTTACCGATGTGGTGGTGGTATTCGATTTCAAGATTATTGAGAATCTGAGGTGCATCGATTCAAGAATCTGGCAGCCATGACCGATACCGAAATACTCTGGGCCATGGGCATGAGCATCATCATGTATGCCCTGGGCTACATGGCCGGAGTGCTGCAAATGAAAACCAAGTACAGAAAGTATATCAACCCCAAAAATCAAAACCATGCAGAAAGAGAGTAGATTCAAGAGTTTGTTCCGTCGAAGACTGATACAGTATTACATGCAGCCACGGATTTTCCAAGTGAACATGGAGATCAGAATCCATGAGAAGTTCATCATTATGAACGAGACCGTGATAGCCCACTCGGGGAAACAAGCCAGTGAACGCGCATGTGAAAAGGTGCGCGAAGAGATGAACATCAGGGCGGTAGGTCACCGCTGCCTTGGCCGTCCGGAGAAACTCAAGAACATCAAAGCCTGATGGCAGACCCGATCAACATACAGCTTGAGCCATACGACGCGCTCACCATACTCTGCTTCTTACGGGAGTTTGAGATGACTCACAAGTGGGTGCAGTCGTTGGCTGATGCTGTGGACCGGTATGAGGCACAAATAGTAAAAAACATCACCCTTGACCAGGTAGAAGATGCCGAAATCACCAGGCACATCATGCAGGTGATAGGCAGGGAACCTGAAGAAGGGAAGTAAACTAAACAAACACATGAGCGCTGATCCTGTAAACAACCCAAAACATTACAATAGATATCCAATAGAGGTTATCGAAATGATGACATCTGTATGGGGTATTGAGAACACCATCAGCTTTTGCTACATGAACGCATTCAAATACAGGATGCGTGTGGGGCACAAAGATGCCATAGAACAGGATTTGGCAAAAGAAGAGTGGTACCTGTTAAAAGCTAAGGAATTGGAAAGAAAAAAGTTGGTAACCCAAAGTAAACCATGAAAAATCTTTACATAGTTAAGGTTTTGGGGAGAATGTACTCATATGAAAAGTATGTAGTAGCCAAAACAGAAAATGAGGCAGAAGAAAAAGCAAAAAAGCGCTTCAAATATAGCTCTGTTAGAGTGATAGAAGAGCTTGGAGAAGTGATATGAACGCAATAAACAACACCAATAAACTTACAATGGTAATATTATCACTCTTTGACTATACCGGTAACTGGGCTACTCCTTATGCCGAAAATGGGCATGATGTTATCCTATGGGACATAAAACACACCTGTGATATGTATTTAACATTCTCAGACATCAAAGATGCATGTACTGATTTCTTTTACGAGAACATATTCGATAATTACGGAACTGTTGATGGTATATTGGCTGCTATTCCTTGTACCGATTTTGCCGCATCGGGTGCCAGGTGGTGGAAGGGAAAGGATGAGAGAGGGGATACCACCAAAAGCATAGAGCTTGTTTATCAGACCTTACGAATTATTGATTTATGCATGCCGGAATTCTGGGTTATTGAGAATCCGGTTGGAAGAATAAATAAACTGGTGCCCGAACTCGGCAAGCCTTGGTATTTTCAGCCATTTTGGTTTGGAGACCCCTACACAAAGAAAACAGGCCTGTTTGGAAAATTTAATAAGCCGCTGCCAACCAATGTTGTGGAGACAGTACTGGGGTCGTTAATGTGGAAGAACTTTGGTGGAAAGTCGGAGAAAACCAAAGAAGCCAGAAGTACCACACCTATGGGATTCGCAGATGCATTTTATAAAGCAAATTGCAATATACACTAATCAAACCAACCATGAAACCAGCCCTACAATTCTTCTGGCAGAAGCCACTTAAGAAGATGATCAAAAATGAGGAACGTCAAAGTGCAGCCGGTTTCGTGTGGAGCTGCCGGTACAGTTCCACCGATGAGCCAGACAAACAAGGCCGGTGGGCAAGAGTATGCCACTACCGCGGCTTTATGATTGCCTGGGTAAGCAGGATTGCGTATGAAAATAAGGTAGTGTACGATGTAAAAGACTACTTCCCCTCATGTGGCTACGCCAATCCATGTATCGGTTCCGTGGCAGAAACCTTTGAAGAAGCGAAAGCCGGAGTTGAAAGACGATTCCGGGAGTTTATTGAACAATGCAAATAATCAAGAACCATGAACAAGAAACAATTAGAAGCCACCAAATACATCGGTTACTCAAAAGGGAAAGCATATCCGTTGTACGCAGTAAAGCCGGACAATGTAGGCCTTTGCGATATTGAAGGTTGCGCTTGGCCTAAATGGTGCACCTTTGAAAGAATTGGAAGTATTAACGAGAACAACAACCTACAAAAACCGATAGTCATGTTAAAAATTGGAGACAAGATTGAACTCAAGTCAGGGATGCAATACGAAATCGTAGAGGCTTACGAAGACGGATTTTATGACATTAAAGCACTTCAACCCCATTTTAAATGGATGCCAGATTTTTTCCCAATCTACTATTCAATTGCTCTTAGAGACTACAAGGTCCTTTCAACCAAATAACCCCAATACCCCATAAACCATGAGTAAAACTATCGACCTGATAATAAAGATCAAAGCACTGGCCGATCGTGGAGAGGGCGGTGAAAAGCTCAATGCCACCAAGATACTACAGGATCTGATGGCAAAGCACAATATCACCTTTGATGATATTGATGGCGAGAAGAAAGATTACGAGATTTTTGAGTACAGTAGAAACAAACACCAAATCTTACACCAGGTGATGTTGATGATCATGGGCAAAGGGTTGAAAATATATGGGTATAAAGGAAAGCGAAACGCCATGGTTATTGAATGCACCAAAAGCCAGTATCTTGAAATACAGGCGGCCTTCGCTTTTTATTGGGCAGCCTACGAAAGAGATCTGGAAATTTTCACCAACGCATTCATTCATAAGAACCGGCTTATTCCACATGATGCTGATGAGATCAACCTTAAAGAAATGAGCGAAGATCAGATCCGTGAGCTTAAGAAAACACTTGGGATGATGGCGGTGATCGAGCGCAGAACGATGAACAAAGCACTGGTGAGTAGTTCAACCAAATAACATCAAAAACCCATGAGCGAAAGAGAATTAGTAAAGAATTTAGGCGACCAGATTGGATACGGAAACATGATGTGGCTGGCACATGAACTTTGGAAAGAGATGCTTGCTTCTGAGGGCTATCCTACAAGTGGTGCATTTATTCCTGCATTGCCATGCGATGTAGCCCACTGTGACAATCTACCAGACAAAGAAACACCAGATCGACCACCGATTTGCGGCGATTGTAGGTACTTTAAAGAGCAATATCAATACAATGAGGATATTAAAGATTACAGTTGCCCAGGTGATTGCTATTTATTACAGGTTCCGCACCCGAGATCTAAGTATGATCCGGCATGTATGCAGATTGCACATGTCAGCCGAGTCCCCAGTAGTGATAACGAAGAACATCAAACACAAGATCCCAGTGCACTATCCTCCCAGAAAAATGAATGCACTGTCTTTGTCAGGGATTACAAGAATTCCACCCTAAAGTGTGGTTTTTGTGGGCGTGACGCAGATGACCATAAACACGTTTTTTATAGAACCAAACCAACAGAAAAGTAACCAACCAATAACACCAAACCCATGTCATACTCAAACGTAACAGATAAAATTCAAGGCAACGCTAGGAAAGCAGAGAGAGCTATTCTGGAAATTATAAAGGCTCAGGAGGCTACTTTGCAAAAGATCAAAGAACTGGAAGCATCAATCAAAGAAGAGAACCAGGCTTACAACGAACGGATAGAGGAGCTTCACCACATCTTTAAACACATTAATTTCAAGCTACCTTTCACAATGTTGCACGAAGCACGGGTATATCAGATACTGGATAGCACATTCCAATATCGGATATTGGATGTAAATCACTATCTGCCGGATGTTGAATCTGATACTCCTAAGCCACCTGCCCCACCAGAAGATAGAAGATTGCCAGAAGGAGGACCCGTGAAACCGCCAAGGAGTTTTGAATAGAGACTGTTAAACCCCATTAGTAAAAAACAAAATGACAGACAACCAGAAGTGCACGAAATGTGGAGAGCGACTAGCTAAACACGAAATACATAGATGGTGGAAAACGCCCCCCGATGAATACTTGTGCTGCAAATGCTATGTAGAAGGAGGTGGCGCACCTGCTGACTGGCATCCATTGTGTATGAAAACTTATAATGTATTACACGCAAGTCACCATCTGCCGGATGTTGAAGCTGATACCCCTAAGCCACCCGCACCACCAGAAGATAGAAGATTGCCAGAAGGTGGACCCGTGAAACCGCCAAGGAGGTTTGAATAACAACTGTAGTCAATAACACGCTTTGTAATTACAACGCATAATTCAACATTACTATGTTAATAAAAAGCACAAAAGACAGAATCAAGAATTTAACCGGCATAGAAGCACTGCTAGGTTACATGCCGTTGGATGAAAAGAAAAAGTATGCGTGCATTTACGCTGATCCACCATGGCAAACTAAAGCAGGTCGGGGTTTTGCTGGTTATAAAGTGGTTGATGGTAAACAGATTTTCAATTCTACTGAAAATAAGAGCCGAGAACTATCCTATCCAACAATGACCATCGAGCAGATGGTTGAACTAAATGTAAGTGCGTTAGCTGCAGCTGATGCTCACCTGTATATGTGGGTTACAAACCAGTACCTCATGAAAGCCGAACATATATTAAAAGCTTGGGGCTTTAAATATAGCACCACCCTAGTTTGGGCTAAAAGACCAATGGGCGGGGGTTTAGGTGGAACATTTCGTATCACGACCGAGTTTTTAATTTTCGCTACTCGTGGTAAGTTAAAAGCCAAGCGCAATGTAATAGGTACGTGGTTCGAACAAAAAAGGCAATATGTTAATGGTAAACCATGCCATAGCAAAAAGCCAGACTTTTTTTATGATCTCATTGAAAGCGTGAGCCCAGGCAATTATCTAGAAATGTTTGCGCGACAACATCGCCCTGGTTGGGATGTCTTTGGAAACGAAGTTTTCAATTCAGTTGAACTCCAATCTAATTTAAGTTGCAATAAATCAGCAATAACAAATGAAAAACCCCAACAATTATGAAAAATTATTTGGGCGTGTCCCCGAGTACTCGGGGACCGGGCTATCCGTTGCAAGTCCTCATTGCATTGCGGGCTTTCCACTACTATCCCTCACGCGGTTGCAGAAGCTGAGTATACACAACAAAAACAAAACATAAAATGAGAGTAGTATCAATTCAAGAATTAGAAATTTACGACAGGGTTGTGGTACAGGAAGACAAAGACACCCTGAGAGTATTGACGGTAAAGGAAGTGCACCCAGATGACGGACTGATAGTGTTCAAAGAAATGGAACCTTTGGATTATGCTCCGGAAGACACTGAACAGATTGTGGTAATGGACGATAAAGCCGAAGTTGGCGGTAGTTTTTATCGTCCTAAAACACGTGGAGAGCTATATGATGCTTTGAAAAAAGGGATAAAATGCGAGTGTGTAACCTCCAATGTTGAATTTACTACATTAGCTCTACAATCACTCAATGCGATGGGGCAAGGAAATGTTCAGTTCAAAACCTATCCGAGTGAAAATAGCGGGTGGACGGTCTATGAGGCCGTTAATCAAACTAACTCTAGACCAGAAACTATTAGTCAGATTAAAGAAATTGTAGCAAAAAAACATGGCTACCCAGATAATATATTGGGGACAAGTTGGGAATATGCAATGTGTTTAACTCACAGAACTAAAGCTCAAATAGAATTATATGAAGAGGTTTTGTCTGTACTTGCTTTAGATAATCTGTAATACAACAACTCAGCTATGCCAATCAACTACAAAGAGTATCACCCGAAGTGGAAACTGATTAGTAAGCTGATCAGGTTCCGGAGAGCGCAGAACAAATGTGAGTTCTGTGGTGCCGAAAACTACCAGCCACACCCGGTAACGGGGAGCAAGGTGGTGCTTACGGTTGCACACCTGGACCACGACAAAACCAACAACAGGTTTAACAACCTTGCGGCATTGTGCCAGAGGTGCCATTTGCGGCACGATCTGCCTCATCACATCAATAACCGGAAGTACGGCCGGAACTGGAAGAAATATCAACTAAAACTTGAATTGTAAATGTCGAAAATCACAGTAACAATCAGGATCAAGCCTTACCTTAAGGACTTCCTGGTGCATGTAAACGGGATGGAGCTGCCCGATGGCAGCGCGGTAGTGGTGGCAAGCAAGAAAAACATCACCGGGTATTACCTGATACCTCAACTGGAAAGGGTGCCTGCAGGTTGGAAACCTCTGCAGGATGAACCATCCAGGTTACTGGTGATAGAGTTGCCTTACATGGCCGAGGTGAACATCCGCACCCACTGCCATGTGAGCGATGTGGGAATGCGGCATTTCCAATCGGCCATTGAAAACATATTTTTGGCCGAGTTCTTTCGTGAGGTGAGCCATTCACTGGCACACAACCCAAACCAGAAAATTAAAGATGCCATTATTGAGTTCTGCTATGCCTATGAGATCAGCTTCGACAACATCACTTATGAGATGTTGCGCAAGCGATATACCCGATACAGGCACGCCACAAAAGAGAAAAAGCGCCGGCATCGGGCTGCATTCAAAAAAAACTACTCTAAGACCCGCGTTAACATTGAAGAATAAAAATATTAACCACTTTTTTGGGTCATTTGTCCCCAAATTGTCCCCAATTTGTCCCAAACCTTTGTAATAATATAAATATCAACACAATACATGGAAAAATATCAAGCCCCCAACGTGGGCAAAATCTGCAAGATTGAGGTGATCAACGTGGCGCACATTGATTCATTCGTGTTCAACACCTTAACTCACACGTGCCAGGTAACCCCATTTCAGGGTAAAAGCTTTACCACCATCAACTTCACAGAAGAAACCGCATTGTTGAACGTGGTTCCCGAGGGTGATGATGATGGGGCGTTGCCTTTCAGAAGATTAGCGCTTGAGTTTCAGGTGCCACAGGTTTCCGGAAGTCGGGTTGCCACGCTGGAGAGCTGGAAGCGCCAGATGATTGTTGCCAAAGCCACCGATGTAGCCGGGCGTGAGTTTGTGATAGGCACAGAAATGTCACCGGCAACCCTTACCTATGATTATGGTATTGCTGAAACGGCAAAAGGCGATAATACCCACAAGGTGATTGTTACCGGCTACAGTGCCGTTGGATTGCTACAGAGCATGGTGGGATAAGCCGTGCAGCTGTAGTCCTTTTTAGCGCCCACACACCATAATAATATTGTATCGCCAAATCGCGATACAATTATGGCTTATCCTTATTTAGTTTCCTCGATACTCAAAGAGACCTGGGCCATGGAGCCCAGATATGCCGAATCGATGGCTGTTTTGGTATACAGCCTGCTGAACGGACATGAGCTTGAACCTGCCGGCGACCGGCCAGTTCTACAGGTTTACACCCCCACAGGTGAAAGCTGGGAACTGCCATCGGCAGAATCCATTCTCCCCGATTACAACAAAGCCCCCAAAGGCAGCCTGGCCATCATTCCGCTGAAAGGCGCAATGACCAAGGAAGATACCTTGTGTGCCTATGGTTGCACAAGCATCGCAAAGTTTATTCGCCATGCCGCCGACCACAAGAACATTTCGGGCATTGTGCTCGACATCGACTCCGGAGGTGGGGCAGTAAATGCCATTGCCCCGTTGATTGATGCCATTGAACACGCCAAAAGCAAAATGCCGGTAGTGGCCTATGCCGATACAGTGGCATCGGCAGCTTACTACACAGCGGTGTACTGTGACCAGATTATCCTGGCCAACGACATCAGCGCACAGGCCGGATCTGTGGGTGTGATGATCAGCTTCGCCGACATGAAGCCCTATTATGAAAAACAAGGTGTTGTTTTTCATACCATCTATGCCCCCGAGAGCACACACAAGAACAAAGCCTTCGAGCTGGCGCTCGAGGGCAAATATGATCTGATCAAATCAGACTTGTTATCACCCCTGGCCCGCAAGTTCCAGGAAGCCGTCACTCAGCAGCGCCCCAACCTTGACACAAAGGTTGAGGGTATTATTGCCGGCAAGATGTTTTTTGCGCAGGATGCGCTGAAGCACGGCATGGTGGATGGCATTGGCACGATGGAACAGGCACTTGATGTGTGCGAGAAACTGGCTCAACGCAGCAATTCAAATAATCATTCACAAAAAAACGCAAGAGACATGAAATTCAATGCGAAGATCGCCTCTTTGTTGACTATTCTGGCGTATGCCACGCTGGAACGTCAGGAGGGGATGGTGTCACTCACAGAGGCCGACATCAACAAAATCAAAAAGGCCTACAAGGCCAAGCACAACCGCGACCTTGAGCTCGAAGGGTTGGAATTCGAAGATGGCCGTGCCAGTCTGTCGGAAGAAACCCTGATGAGTATCGAGGAACTCTACAACAAAGACCCGCAGGGATCGGCAGCCGGTACCGCCGTACCTCCCGCAGGAGGTGAAAATGGTTCAGCCGCAGGCGCTCCAGCTGGATCGGAAGGAAACACAGCCGCTGGCGAAGGAGGCGCCCAGCCCAATGCCGATCTGGAAGCCCGGATTCTTAAGCTGTTGGAAGATCAAACCGCCAAAAGCACTCAACAGATCCAACAGCTTATGGCCCAAATGGAAAAATTGTCGAACCCTCAATCTGATGTTATCGTGATTCAAAACACACCACAGTCCCAATCGGGTGGCCACCACAACGGTTACCTTTTTGCTTCCGGTCATTCGTTTGACAAAGCCGACGCACTGAGGCCGTACAATATGCGCGCCCTGGGAATGCCTGTTGTAGAAGGTGCCAGTTCACTGGACCTTACTACTCTCATTCAAGACCTTGGCGATTACAGCAAGCGCCGGCGCCAGGATCTCGTAACCTTCATGCGTGAAAACAATATTCTGGAGCGCATCTTCCCGTTTATCTCTGGTGTAAACGACATGGATGTGTTCACAAACTTATTCCTTGGGGAGTTCACTCAGGCTGCTCAGAAAGCCTGGACACCTAAAGGAACCTTTGAGATTCAACCTGAGCAAGTCCGGATTTTCCCGATCAAGATCGACCACTCCTTTGAAGATATGAAGGTTTTGGAGACAACGTGGCTCAGTGATTTAAACAAAGAAGGATCAAACGCCTACAAGATGAGCTTCGTGGGGTACTTAATTCGCCAGATGCTTATTAAAGCTGCGCAGGAAGATGCTATTGCCGCAATTAAAGGTGTATACCAAGCTCCCACGCCTGGTGTAGCCGGCAGCTACCTGCACCGGATGAACGGGCTTCTGAAGTATCTGAGAGATAAAATTGCAGAACGGAAGCTGATTCCATTCCATGGAATTGGAGAATGGAACGAAACAAACATTCTGGACTACGAGCGCCAGATGATTGCCAGCATTCCGGAACTGTGGCGGGATGCCCCGAACATGGCGCTTTATGCTTCCATGAAATATATGGAAACCCGTTACGCGCTCAAGAAAAAGTTGGAAGGTCAGAACACTATTTACGATCCCAACAAGTCTACCGTTGACGGATATGAGAACATCCGACTGATCGGTGTGCCTCACATGGGTGAGAGTAAAAGGGTTTTCATCACTCCTGTCGGTAACATCCGCCAACTCGAATTCATTCCCAATGAGAACAAATTTATTGAGATCGAGAAGGAAAAGCGTGTGATCAATGTTTTTTCCGACTACAAACGTGGTATCCAGGCGCTGGCTGTTGGTCGGCAGTGGGGCGTTGACGAAACACCGAACTACGATCATCAGCTCATTTGGTCTAACGATGTGGATTTGCCCAGCTACGTGTTTATCAACATGCTGGCCAATGACACCACACCGAGTGTTAAGGAGCATACCAGGCTGAGATCAGTAGATAACACCCAGGCCACTGCCATTACAGATATCAAAGATCTGCCAATTGGCGGAACCTGTGTTTTGATGTGTGGAAGCAGCACCAACGCCATCACCATTGCCAAGGCCGGCAACTTCGCCAGCCTTACAGCAGCATGGAACCCTGCAGTAGGTGATACCATTACGCTGTTCCGCAGGGGTGCAACTGATATCATTGATCTGGAACGCACCACTGCCGCCACCCTGGCCACTGCCTTTACTGCTGATGATACTACCCCGAGTGTAGATGGTGGTAATGACTTCATCACGGTAGCCAATACCCAGGCAACTGCCATCACCAAACTCGATGATGCAGTTGTTGGCCAGACCTACACCATTTATGGTGGAAGCGATGACCACAGCGCAACCATTGCCAACGCAGGCAATTTCTCACTGACAGCGGCCATGACCCTCGCAGTAGGATCCTGGATAAAGCTGTATGCAATGGCCGGAGGTAAGTTCGTAGAACTCTCAAGGCAGAACGCCGCTTAACGCATACCTGTTGTAACCCGGGAGGGGGAGAAGCTCGCCTAGCGCCCCCTCCCTTTTCAAAACAAACATCAACACAAAAAAAAGGAGAATATCATGAACTTCGATTTATTGAAAACCAACACCGCCGGTAACAACGCCGGTGGCGGCATTAACAAAGTGTACTTTGCACTGGCCGATGACATCCTCAACTTCCCGGATCGTGACGCCGCAAACAAAGCGGTGATTTCTGGGAACATTACCTTCAAAACCGGGAAAGGCTGGAACCTTCTGTACACCACCAAGGGTGAGCAGGAAATCAAGGAAACCGGCAACGATACCCGTGACAACAATGCTTACAGCACCACCTTCGATGCTTACCACCCAGGGTTGGCTGAACCCTTCCGTCAGTTCATTAGTGAAAACGGACACAAAGAGTTTTATGTGCTTGTTTTCGACTGCGAAGAAGCATACCCGAAACTGATCGGGCGCAAGTGTGCTCCGGCCATGCTGAAGGTTGACGTTGCCAGTGGTAAAGCCGTAGGTGACAAGAAGGGTAACACCATGACCTTCACCAGCGAAGGGCCATACTTAGCCGCCATCTACAAAGGCGCTTTCAATCCGGCCAACACCGTGATTCTGGCCGATGAGACCACCCCCGATGTGGCTGATGGCGTAAGCTTCGTTACCAGTGCCAACACCGGAGCAACCGAGATTACCGACCTGCTGAACGCAGTGGTAGGTAGCACCATCATGCTCCAGGGAGGTAGCAATACCAACCCGAGTACCATCAACGATGGAGGCAACTTCTCGCTGACCGCAACCATGACTCTCAGCACCGGATCATTCATCAACCTGTTTGTGCGCGGGGCGCATGACTTTGTTGAACTGACCCGCGGGTAATATCCATATTTGGTTTTTGGTTATGACAAGCCCATGCCGAGAGGCATGGGCTTTTTTGTTGTCCTTTTGATCGGTGTATGATTTACCCAATTTTGCCGTTAACAATGAATAACGTATACATTTTACCCGCGCCGGGAGGTACGGGTTTTTTCATGTCCTTTTTTGCCGGAAAAAGCAATTGCAATTTTGAATCCTCAATTATTGATGATTCAAAAACAATCAACACGCATCAACATGGACAAAATCACCAAAATCAGGGAGTGGCTCGATGGAGACCAGAACTATTTTCAGGGCATAGAGCTCTATAACAATCATGCCTATGGCGGAAGGCGGATTTTTCCGAAGAAACCCACTTGCCCCCAGTGCTTTAATCAGCTTAAGGCAGAGCTGGAGAACATTCTGCAGATTGCGGAAGCGGAAGTAGCTGCCAAGGCAACAGCAAACGAAGCCGCCAAGGTAGCAGCAGAAGAAACCGCCAAGGCAGCCGCAGAAGAGGCCGCCAAGGTAGCAGAAGAAGAGGCCGCCAAGGCAGCAGAAGAAGAGGCCGCCAAGGTAGCAGCAGAAGAGGCCGCCAAAGCAGCAGCAAATGACGTGGAAGGAACTGGCAGTAACATCACTTCCGATTACCTTGAGGCCACTGCCACACATGAGGAGCTCCTGAACACCAATCTGGATGAAATGGAATGGCCTGCCATGAAGAGTCTGTTCGCCAGGCTGGATCTTGAAGCTCCAAGTATGAAGAAAGTTGACGTGCTGGCAGCCTTGAAAGCCGCACAGTTGAAACTCCAAACTCCTCAGTAAGATGGAAGAGATCAAACAATGGCTGGATGATCCCTCGCGGGATTACTTCCAGGGAGTAAAGCTCTACGAACGCCATGGCGATGATGTTCGCCTGAAGCTCCGTGTGTTCCCCATGGGCCCATTTTTGGGAAACCAACGGCAACTGCACTACGAACTCGAAAAGATCTACAATACCCGTGGGGGCAATGCTGCCGCTGCTCCAAAACCCGAAAAGGTGAAAAAGCAGAAGGCTGAACCAACTCAGGAAACAACAGCTGATCCCGACCAAAAACCTGAACAGGTAAAAGTTCCGGTTCCTCAGGTTGAGACCATGGAAGGGTATCTGAAGAAAGAGTTTCCAAAAATCAACTACGAAACCCTGCCAGACCCTTTGAAGGTGCTGGTTGTTGATCGCATTGCGCTATTCAACAAAGCCAAACACGCCCGCGAACAGATGTTTGCAGCCGATAACAATGATGAGCGCGGTAAGTGGTCGAGAATTCAAGCTGAGGCCATGATCGCCAACAAACTCATCTGGAAAGAGCTGCACCACTTCAACCAAAACGGCAAAATCCTAGGTGAGCACCCAAACTTTGCCAGGATGAAAGAGCTGGAAAAGTTTCAATCCATGACCAGGGAGCAGCTCTTCAAGAAGAAAAAGAACTTCGCTCCCAGCATCAGCAAAGCCAATAAGGCAATCCGTGAGGCAAAAGGTGATGAGGATATCATTGCCCGGCAGCAAGTGTTGTTGGAAAAGTATGCCTGGCAAGAGAAAGAGGTTGACCGTTTGTTGGGCCTATGATGCTGTTTTCTTTTGATGAACTGGATGCCGGTACACCATCTGATGCACATGTGAATGAGCAAAAGGGAAAACAGAGCATCCATAAATCCAGACTTGATAAGTATGACACCATCACAATTGAGAATCTACAGGATCTCACCGGGCAGCTTCCATCACCAGGTGAGATCTTTTTCCTTTGGTCTTTGAAATCCTTCAACGCATTCAGCTTCATCAAGTATGTAATCACCGAACGGGGTAAGCTTGATGAACTGGTATTATCAACCTACAACATCACCAAGGTGATTTTTGAAACACTGATGCGATTGGTTGATAATGGGCTGGTAACACATCTTCACCTTACACTGAGCGATGTAGCCAAGACCCGGTTCCCTCAGATCTATGACCTGGTGAACGGTGAGAGTGCCAAAAGAGATCAGGTTGAGGTGCTATACATGTGGAACCACAGCAAGGTTTCGTTGATGCGCACCGGAGATGATCACTTCATTGTGGAAGGTTCCGGAAACTTCTCAGAGAACTCAAGGCACGAACAATACATATTCATGAACAGCAAAGAGATTTATGAATTCAGAAGAGAATGGATTAGGAATAGAATTCACTGATGAGCAGCTAACTCTTGTAGAACAGTTCGCAGGAATTGGTTTTTTGCCCAGGAAAATCGGTATTACCTTGGGTATTCCCTTCCGACTGCTCAAGTGGTTTATTCAGGAGATGCAGACCGAAGGCACAGCCTTGAACCTTCGGTACCTGAAAGGGCAATACCTGACAGAAGCCAATGCCAGGAAGAATCTTACTGACAGCTCCAAAGGAAGCTTCACTGCTTTCAAAGAGATGCGTGAGCTTCAAAAGGAGACAGAGGTAGATGAATTGAAGCGAACCCTGGAAGTAGGTTATTCGCACACCGATGAGCCACAGCTTGCGCTTCGGGCACAGTACAAGGATAGTCTTGAAAACTACCTTGCACTCAAAGAGTTCATTACCAAAGGGAGTTCTAACGATCTCCCTGCAAACCTGCAGGAGTACTGGACCCGGTTGTCATGTGCCCATGACCTTATCAGCAACTTCAATAACCGGGCAAAGGGAAGGAAGTATGTTGTACGTCAGCTTCGCTTGAAGTACCCCGATATTACAGAGAACACCGCCTACAGGTTGATCAACGAAGCAGTGAGCTTCTTTAATACTGACCTGGATAAAAACCAATGGCGGAACATCCTTACCGAATCGCTTGACAAAGTGATTGCAGTAAGCTGGAAACTGAACCGCATGGACTGGATAATCAAAGCCATCAGGGAACAGGCCGAAATTCAAGGGCTCAAGATTCCGGATCCTGAACCTATTCCGGAAGAGCTTCTCGCACAGAAGACCATCATCATCAACTCCGATCTGAAACAGCTTGGAGTTGAACCAGTAGACCCCAAAGATTTGATATCAAGAATCAAAAAGTACAACATCAGCAAAGCCGATAAGGAGCGCATTGCCCGAGATGCCGGCATTCAGGATGTTGAATTCGAAGATGTATGAGTGAGGCTACCCAACAATACTTGAACGTTGCCCAGCAACGGGCGCTCCTGATCGATCCACAGATCTATCTGGGGTTGCTTGCACGTGGTTCCGGGAAGAGCTTCGGTATCCTGGCGCCGCGTGCCGCCAATGTGTTGTTTGGTATGCCCCGGGGATCGTTTGGGTTGATTGCCGACACCTATGTGAACGCCATGGCGAAGATTGTTCCCACAATGGTTCAAGGCTGGGAGCATTTCGGATACCGGGAAGGTATCCATTTTGTACGTGATCAGCGGCCTCCTGATAGCTTTTCCAAGCCGCTGTTTCGAACAAACAGGTTCAAGCATACCATTTCGTGGCGTAATGGGTCAAGGTTTTATCTGATATCACAGGACAGGCCGGGAACTGCAAACGGTCTGTCACTGCAGCATTTGTTGGGTGATGAAGTAAAGTTTCTTGATTTCAATAAGCTTCGCACAGAGCTGTTTCCAACGCTTCGGGGAGAACGTGAACACTTCGGCCGGCACCATCTATACCGAGGGATGACCTTCACCACCGACATGCCCAACATCGAAGATGGGGACTGGTTGTTCAAGATGGAGCAGAAGATGGACACTGAACAGGTGAAGTTGATTCTTGCTGCATCCATTCAGCATGAGAAGCTAAAGCTCCGCCGGTTGAATGCTACCGATGCCATCACCATTGCCCGCTTGGATAAGCAGATAGGAATTTGGCAGCGTGAACTTTCAAAGCTCAGACAGAAGTCGATCTTCTTTGACCAGGCATCGAGCTTCGTGAACATACACGTCAATGGTCTCGACTATATGGATGACCTGCAGCGTAGCATGGATTTCAGGGAGTTCAGAATGTCATGCCTGAACATCAAGCCGGATAGTACAGAACAGATGTTCTATTCGGGATTGTCTTCCAAGCACTTCACAACTAATTATGATTATGATTATTATGATGGCTTCTCTTTGCGTGATCAGATCTGCATCGATAGCCGGGGTGACAAGGATTGTGATCGTCATAAGATATTGTTGGGAGGTCTTGATTTTGGCACAATGAATTCCCTCACGATAGCTCAGGAACACGGTAAAGAGTTCCGGGTTTTGAAATTCTTCTACACGCTGGATCCTGCGATACTCAAGGATCTAGCTCGGAAGTTTGCTGACTACTACCGTGCCCATGATGGTAACTCAAAGGTGTTGCGACTGTATTACGATAGGGCAGGCAATGCCAGACGTAACGAGAAGTACACGTTGGCAGAGCAATTCAAGCATGATTTGGAATCCTTCGGTGAAGGCTGGCGTGTAGATCTCATGAGCATTGGCCAGGGCAATGTGCCACATGCGAATAAAAGGTTGTTGTGGCAGATCATTCTTCAAGAGAAGAACCCACGCTTCCCATACTTCCGTATGAACGAAGCGAACTGCAGGGAGTTGAAGTCATCGATGCAACTTGCACCGGTGATTGTTGCCCGTGATGGAATCAAGAAAGACAAGCGCAGCGAGAAAAAGCGCTTGGAAGACCTACCAATGTATTCCACAAACGCTTCAGATAGCGTTGACTACCTTTGTTGGAGTCTTTACCAACACTTGTTGCCTCAAAGTGGTCAGGCAGCATACTATGATATCTCCATGGGCTGAGATATTGTTGGTTTTCGCCTCAGTTACATCCTAAAACATTGTTGGCCGCACCCCGTGATGGTGCAGGCCGGTTCTGCGATGGCCACACACCGATGGCCACACACCGATGGCCGCACACCGATGGCCGCACCTCGTGATGGTGCAGGCCGGTTCCGCGATGGCATAGGCAAAGGGCAGAATATCAAACCGTTTCTTTCGCAACCACCCGACGAGGGGGAGAGCAATTGCGAATCTTATAGAGGGCGGCGCGCGGTCCGTTTGGAAACACCCCTCCTTTGTCGGGGTGTTTCCGGCACTAATGGTGTGTTTTGCTGTTATATCTATCTGCGATAGATGCAAAACACGGTTTTTCTATCTTCCCTTAAAACAGGGCAAAAGTCCCTTGTGAATGCATGTAATAGGCTTAAAAGCATGAACACATCCCAGTATAAATTCAATGAAGATTCCTTGTTTCAATGCTTCCGGAAATTTCTTCCTTGAATCCTGGGAATGCGCCCCATTGTCCGCTTTGAACCATTGTTCGCTTAAGGCTTTCATGAGGTGATGTACCCAGATTACCTGCGAAGAAAGGCTCCGTTAATGAGTACCACTTTGGCGTTCACACAAGAATTTTCTCGGCATATCCTCTCCTGGCTCCGGTATTCCAATTGCTTCTTGCTGTGCCTCATATACACTTCACCTGAGGAGTGCATGTAATCTTTAACATCACAAGTCATGAAAGCAGCAAACAACGAATTCAAAGCATGGGACGCATTTATCGGGTTTATGGAAAACATTTTTTACCCCGGAATCATTGAGGAATCTTCACCCGAATTTATTAACTTCCACTGGGTTGAATTCAAGAATGCCTATTGCTAGGCATATCTAATCACAAGGGGCATTGCCCCTTTTTTTGTGGTCAGAATTGTACCACTTGACGATCACTGGTGAACAAGGTAAACAATACCGTGGATCATCCACCCGCCCACCCACCCTTGAGAAACTACCTCCCCAGAATTACCCTCCATTTCCGAAGCCTGCTAAACCCCAATACTTTTTTGTCTTTCTAAGGTTTTTGATCTCTGGTAAGGGTTCCTGCTCATGTACCCCTTTCTCTGATGACCAGTACAGGATGGTTTTCCCGCGCTCACTGGCGTAAGTTTCTGCAACCTTAAACTCACGTTTTCACTGTATTCATGGGCTTTATTCTCCCTTGAAGATTCTGAGTGCCTCCGTTCCAGAAACGAATCGCAGTTTGCCTCTGGCTTACCTGCGATGGGTTTTTTGTTTTCATAGCTAAAAATTTCTGCTAATACTGTGCTAAGGTATTTCGTGTCTCCGTCAACCATTACCCGCGCAGGCTTGGTCATTAGCGCAAGGTTTTTCTCGGCATATCCTCACTTCGTTCCGGTATTCCAATTCCACCTTGCGCTTTGCTCCACCACAATACTATTCTTGCACATTATTAACCTATAATTTTTCAGTCATGAAAACAACAAAAAACTACATCGCAAGAGGACGCCAGGTTGGCAAATTTGACATCGTTTCATTCACTGTGGCACTGGATCTCCTTCTGGAGATTGCCCATGAATACAAAGGGAAAACCTATGTGAGTTTCGAGGTGGCGAAACTGAAAACACCAGATGAGAATGGGAAAACCCACACCCTGTACCAGTACATCAAAGAGAAAGAAACGGTACAGGAGCCGGAACCGGAGATCAAAAAACCCAGAAAGACTGGCAAAAAGTAACCCAGCAGGCCCCGGAAACGGGGCTTTTTTTTGGTCGGTGGTTTCTGGCCAACGCTGCATCCACGGTAGAACTGCAGGGGGTATTAATCGTGCGCAAAGGTATTGATCGCCGGGGCGGTACGGTCAAGGGCAGTGCACTTCGTGTTCGGTCAATTTGTTGCAGGCTCCAAATTGACATTCACCCTTGACCTAAACCGCCCGGCTCAATAATGAAAGCTTACGATTAATCACCCTAAAATCAGTAAGCTATGAAAATTCAACTTAGACGTGTAAACCGCAGTCATTTGTTCCGCATGGCCTGGATCATCGCCAACCTTGGTGCCAGCCTGTATGGTGATCAGCCATCGATGTATTTCAACCTGTCGCTCAGGTTAGCCTGGGCAAAAATGCAATCAATGGACACGATCAGTCTGATGAAAGTTTTGACAACTCCTTACCGGCCGCGTGGTAAGAAGCTAGTTCCTGTGTTGCGAAATCAGCTGAGGATCCAGTTCAAGGATTATCAATCTCAAAGCGCCTCGTAACGGGGTGCTTTTTTTTGATCGTGGAACCGGCTTGGGGGCTAATTAATGCTCAAAGTTATTCATCGCCGGGCGGTACAGTCAAGGGCAGTGCACTTCGTGTTCGGTCAATTTGTCGCAGGCTCCAAATTGACATTCACCCTTGACCTAAACCGCCCTGCTCAATGATGATGGAGCATTAATTAACCCCCTAACAATCATCATTATGGAAACAAAAACTAGTGGAATTCAGACTTATGAAACTGTTTCAAAAGCACGCCTGGTGAAGGAGCCAACAAATTATCCAATTATCCCCTTCGAGAGATCAAGAGAAGTTTTCGAGTTTGCAAGAGAATTATACGATGGGGATATTGAGATCTTTGAATCGTTCTTTTGTCTCTTCGTCAATCGCTCGAATAAATTGGTCACTTATGCGAAAATATCCCAGGGTGGTGTCTCAGGAACCGTGGTTGATCCCAAAGTAATATTCAAGTTTTGTTTTGAACTGATGGCATCTGGGATCATCATGGTACACAATCACCCTTCTGGCGCAACAAGGCCCAGTGAGCAGGATATTTCCTTGACAAAAAAGATCAAACAGATTGCAGATTTTCACGAGATCGCAATTCTTGACCACCTGATTGTGACACCTAGCAACTATTTCAGCTTCGCCGATAACGGGATGATTTGAGAAAAAGCCTCCCTTCGGGGAGGTTTTTTTTGCCCCGTTTTGGCTTGTCCTTTTTTTCGGGGGGTTACTGAGGCATTTTTGCGGAAACTTTTACTCACATGCCAGAAGAAATAAACCTCTATGATGCACTGGAATGGATGCGGAAACAGAAAGCCCCATTCCGGATTGAATTTGTGAAAACCAATCTCACCCTGCAAACGGGTGGGGATGTGAAAGTGATAAACCAGGCACTGGTAGGAGCGAATCAGAAAAACTCAGTGGAAGAGCACATGATCGGGTTCAAGGATGCCGAGCATCCGGAAGACCCGCCAATTCACACCTACATCTACAGCCTTTGTTTTGTGAACGGAAAAAAGATCACGATATGAGCCGCAGAACCGGTGTGATCATGGGTGAAAACCATGTGGCGATACTCCCCAACGCCAGAGCGGTGTATTCTGCTGCCCTGATGGATTCGGTGCTGATGGCCGACGCAGCGGTTGAGAACCCGCGCGACAGATTGGCCAACCGGGTTTATGCCCCGGCCAGCTACTACACCGATGAAGCCTACACCGGTGAATATTTCACCATTGGCGGGTACAAAATCACTCCAAACGGACCAGACAACCTGTTTCCATACCACTTTAAGAAGCTTATCGATTCAAACGATAAGCTGAATTCGATGCTGCGCCAGAAGATCGATCTGATGATGGCCGGCGGTCTTTACCTGTATCAGGAGAAAAAGAACGGTAACAAGGTTACCAGGGACGAGCTTCTGGATGATGAGATCGAGGACTGGCTTGAGAGCTGGCAACATTATGGGTTTATCCTTGAGCAAATTACCGACTTTACCTACGTGGAGAATAACTTCACGTTGATGACCGCCAACATTGCCGCGAAGAATCCAGGATTGCAAGCGCTGGGGATAAAACCCCGCATTGTGAGCCTGCAATATTTGCCGGCTGAGGATATGCGCATGGAGGCACTGGAAGTGATCTCGCACCAACAGCCTCAGCACTTTTTTAGAGCTGACTGGTTGCGTGCCTTTGACATTTTGCGGTACTACGCCTACGACCGCAACAACCCATTCAAAAGCAATTCTTCGGTATACTTCACCCACATGCCGACCTTTGGAAGTAAGGCCTATGGCCGGCCTCCGTTTATCGGCATTGTGAATTATCTGGAACTCAAAGCCCTGATTTTGAACTGGCAGAAGGACAATCTGAAGAATACGCAGTTCAAATGGCATATTGAAAGCCCCTTTGAGTTCTGGGAAACCGTTGCCAGACACAAAAACTGGGACATTGCAGGGCCTGAGATGCGCAAGTACGAAGAGGATCTGCTTGCACAGATTGACCAGTTTCTGCAGAGCGAAACCGCTGAGAATGCACAGAAGCGGTTCCATAGCAAGTTTGCCCGCACCCAATTCGGCAATGACTTTGTGAGCGGATGGAAGATCACCGCTCTGGAGGATAACACCCTTAAGAACTCTGAGGCCTACTTGAAAGCCGGAGAGCAGATCGATGCCTCGATCATTGCCTCCGTGCACCTTGATCCTGCACTGTCGAACGTGCAGCAGCAAGGGAAGCTTTCATCAGGCCTCGACAAACTCATTGCCTTTAACATCCATCAACTCACCGCAACCCCGATACCAAGGCGGCTGATCCTGGAACCGATCAACGAAGCCATCCGGGTTAACTTCTGGAAGGAAGGATATCGGCCGAGGTTGGGGTTCCGGGAGATCCAGATGAGCTACCAGGAGAAAGGAGCCGCCACGGTGAAAGATGCCAAAACAGGGGAGGAAAAAGAATGATCAAGACAACCCAGGAGCTGCAGCAACACATCAGGATGATCACCAACGGTGACTTTGACAACGTGAGGCCATCGCTGAAACGTGCCTCCCGGTACATTATCCGTGTAGTTGGCAAAGAAGTATGGGAAGCTGCCGAGAATCATTACAAGTCTGACAAGTACAACAATGTACATGAAGCTGATTACGCACCCTGGGCACCGGATCCGGATGATCCACCGGTTGAAGATCAACAAGATTACGGTTTGCTTGATCAGCTCGTGGACCGTGTGCAGGACGCACTGGTGCACTACGCTTATTGGCTCTGGTCACCCCAGGGGAATGTGATATTCTCAGACACAGGTTACCAGGAGGCCAGTAGCGACAATCTGAAACCGGCACCGGCCTGGAAGATAGAGAAAGCAGAACAGAGCCTGCTGGATACCGCACACGAATTTGTTGATGACTTGATTGAGTTTCTGGATATAAATATTGAGGAGTTCGAATTCTGGGCAGGCTCAGAGCACCAAGCCGAAACCAAAGCCCTGTTTCTGAACTCTGCACGGGAGTTCAGCCGGTATTACAACATCAACGACAGCCGCAGACTCTACATCGAGCTCCGACGCTTCATTATTGAAGCTGAGAAGAGCTACATCGCCACCATCATCACCAGAGAAAAACTGGAACTACTGAAAGAGAAGCAGAAAGATGGTGACCTGGAGAATGCAGACCAGGCGCTGATTGAAGAGATCAGGCCGGCACTGGCTTATTTGGCCATGTATCATGGCATCACCTTGCTTCCGCTTGAGATTTTCCCAGGGAGCATCACAGAGCGGGTTTCCGGATCAACATCGAATCAAAAACGGACCGGTGCCAGAAACGAACTGCTGAATGCCCTGACGGAGACGCTTAAAACGCTGGCAAATGACAACCTGCAGCGTTTGCGCGACTATGTGGCCAACCTTGAAACTCCGGCAGAGGAACCCCAAGTATCGACTGCCAACCCGGAACCCGTTGTAACCCGTAACACCTTTTCGGCATGAAAGAGATTAGTGTGAACGGTCGCAGCAAAATGGTTCCCCAGAGCCTGGAAGAGCTTTCGCAGGAAGAGCTGCTTAAGCTCATCCGGTTTATATCGGAAGGCAAGGATGCACAATACATCAAACTCCGGTTTGTATGCGACTACTGGAAGCTTCCGATCAACCGCATTAACAGGCTTGGCCGCAGATTGGAGAAGTGCAATGATTTACTACAGAAGGTTGCGCTCAACGATCAGCACATGGATATACTATCGAAGTTGTATCTGCTTACCGAACAGTTCAACTTTTTGGTGAAAGACCGCAAGCTGATGAAAAACCCTGTGCCCAGGATCCGTTTCACATGGTGGCGCTTCATCCGGCCATTGGTAGGTCCTGCAGATGGATTGAAGAATATCACCATCTGGGAGTTTGCTATTGCTGAAAAAATGCTGGAAAA